CAACAGGAGAGCTTCGCATTGAACGGCAGGTATATATCATCAAGGCAGAGGTGATCATATCAGCGCCGAAAACAAAAGCCTCGATACGCACTGTTATTCTGCCGCCGTCACTCCTCAAAACTCTCGCAGTGTATAAAGAAACGGTGGATTCGGAATGGATGTTTCCGTCACCGACGGATAACGGCAGACCGAGAAATCCGTCATCGGTTAGAAAACGGTTACAACTGATCTTGGAACGGGCAGGCTGTAAAAAGGTGCGCTTTCACGATCTGCGGCACACCTTTGCGACCATGGCGCTGGAGCACGGTATGGATGTGAAAACTCTTTCGGCAACTATAGGTCATGTGTCATCAGCAACCACGCTGGATATTTACAGCCATATCACCGATACCATGCAAAGGCAGGCGGCAGTGCATATTGACCGCAAAATCGGCAAAACAGACGCACAGATGCCTGAGGCGGAGGAAAGGCCCGCGCCGGAGATTAAATCGCCCGTGTCACCCAAATTTGAGCCGATAGAGCGAAAGATCCGCAAGTCAGGAACAGGATGCGTGTATCAGGTCAATGATAACCTGTGGGAAGGCAGCTTCTTCCCGCGCCTGCCGGACGGCACCCGAAAAAAGTTTAATATCTATGCAAAAAACCGAGAAGAATGCGAGGTACTCCTCGCCGAGATGATAAAGGAAAAGAAAGCCGAGATCGCCGCCGAGAAAGAACGCCTCAAGGCTGAAAATGCCGAGCAAGAAGGTTGACACAACAAACACCGCCACGGAAATTCCGTGGCGGTGTTTGTTTGCATATTGTTTGGTTTTGTTATATAATGGAGAAACAAGGAAGGTGAAAAGAATGACGGTTAACTATTTTATAAAGTGTCCTGTCTGTGAAACGGTTACTCGTATGAGAACGCCAGCAGGTTATATTTATAACACTCCGGTGCGGATTCATTGTGGGAATTGTAATACATTATTAACGGGCGAGTTCATTTCTGATAACGAGGATAGAAGAGCATATTATGTTCCTGGAAACTGTAAAGAAGTTTTGCCGCAAAACTATGAATACTATGGAGAAGCATCTGGTGAAATCTTGTGTAAAAAGATCGAACTTTTGCCTGGCACAAAAGAAGACCTTTCTAATCCGCCAAGCTTATCCCCAGTGTTTGGTTTTTTTGAAGCTATGAGCCTGGACGATAAAAACAATTTTATAAACTATGCTTGTTTTGCATCTGACTTAATAAAAAGATGGGATTCAAAACAAATAAAATATAATTTATTTTTGAACGGTAAAATGGATCTTATCAGAGATAAGTACGAAATGGATGCGAAAAGATTAGGATATAATCTTTCTTCTGATTTTGAAATTATGCGCTATGTGTATTATTCGTTTTTCTTTGATTGTGGTGGCATTTTCAAGAAAAAGGAAATCAAGAGAACTTTGCTTGAAATAAATGATCATTTCCGGCATTTAAATACACAAGCATTAAAAGAGTATATCAATTTTTTAGATGAAAAAAATCGTATTGTAACAATCCAGGCTAAGTTGTTTGAAATAATGTTTTCTTACATAAAAATTGTAAAGAATTTGATTCCTGCAATCTGTGCAAACCTGTATGATGATCCAACTACCATAGATAAAGAGACATTGGGATTAACAACATGTTCTTTCGAGGATATTAAAAGTTTTTATCAAGATACTTATGAAAATTTGGCGGAATGTTGTGATTTGGTTGTTGGGTTAGACAATATAGAAAACAGAGACGCTTTCAATTTGTTCACTAATAAGTTTGATATGGATAAATTTAGTAAGCAGAGCAAAGGAAATAGAATAAAGCATTTGGGATCTGAAGAATTTTTCGCTAAAACGTTTAATATTTCAAGTGATTCAAATGAAATGAGGAATGCAATAGGACATAATGATTATAACTATAAAGGGATACAGCAAACAATAGAGTATACTGTTCAGACAACAGGAGAAAACAAAACCTCATATCTGTTGGATGTTGCTATTGAAAGTGTAAAATTGATGCAAAGTGCATACATCTTAATGTTCTTCCTTTATGAAACACAAAGATACAAACAAAGAGTTGATAGGGAAAGTATAGTTATGCATCCTGCTTTATACGCTAAAACGAAGAATCAGGCTCATTGTCCGTGCGGAAGTGGAAGGAAATATAAAGACTGTTGCAAATCAGAGGTTGGAGAAAAGAACAAACCATTAGAATATCCCAACAAATCAGGTATGGAGTTCAAAGGAAACATTTTTGTGTAATACTGTAATGTTTACGAGAAGAGCGATGAATACCTAAGCTACAATAGTCCTTGTAATAAATAATAATTGGACAGCATTAAACAAAGAAAAGACTTAAGCTAAAATGAACTATCCGGAATTTCCGGATAGTTCATTTTATACTGCTCCGCTGTAAAGAATGACTTAATTAAGTATCTAAAACAGAAAAAATCCGCCGATTTTCATCAGCGGTTCCTCCCAAAGTTGGTCCGAGTGACAGGGATCGAACCTGCGGCCTGATGGTCCCAAACCACCCGCGCTCCCAGCTGCGCCACACCCGGATTTATTAAGTTTTTTGTGATTTCAGTATCTGTGGGATACTATGTGGTCGTCGCCTTATTATAACACAAATTGGCGGAAAAATAAAGAGCCGAAACACCGCCGTGTGTAAGGCTTTGTTGAGGATTTGCGGAAAGGTCGTAAATGTGTCCGTCTATGCTCCCAAAGCAAGCGCGCTACCAACTGCGCTACACCCCGATAGTTATTAAATTGTGGTCATGTAAGTGGTCAAATCTTAAGTGGTCAAATCTGTGGTCAAACACGGATTTGACTGCCTTTTTTCATTTTCCGAACCGCCCGAAATACGCACGGTTGAAGGGTTTTCGGCGGTTTTCGCTTTCGTGCGGTGCGAACACTGTCTATGCTCCCAAACCACCCGCGCTCCCAGCTGCGCCACACCCGGATTTATTTAATTTTTGTGATTTCAGTATCTGTGGGATACTATGTGGTCGTTGCCTTATTATAACATAAATTAACGAAAAAATAAAGAGCTGAAACCGCCGTGTGTAAGGCTTTGTTGAGGATTTGCGGAAAGGTCAAAAATGTGTTCGTCTACGCTCCCAAACCGCAAATACAATCTTAAAAACATTCGATAGACACTATACTTTTTTCAATTTTGAGCCACCTACTGAACCACCTTGATTTTAAAATTCAAATAAGCGAGGGGCTAAACTTATATATGCTATTCTTTTGTGTCTGTATCGGTTTTGTTTTCAACTGTATTTTTCAATCGGCGGACGATATTTACAAGGAATTTCGGAATTGGCGTGCCTAACTCCGAGAGATTTTCGAGAATTGAGATTAATTCGTTGATGATGAGCCAAATCGTTACAATTAAACCGCAACAATATGTGACACCTATATCTACATTTGCCGCCGCTAAGCCTGTGCAGATTAAATAATCGACAACACCCGCAACAACCACAAGAGCGAGATAGCTTCTTTTTTCAAAATTCCGATTAAACCTGTTTTACTTTTTAATTCGCCGTTTCTGTACGCCGATGTCAATCCTGTAATATAATCAATAAGCATTACAGCGATGAGCACGAGAATTGGGATAAATAAGATATTAAAATATGATATCAGAGCTCCGATAGCTACTGAAACAGTAGCCTGAATAATATTGTCTTTCATAGTTTAGTTATACCTCCAAATCAAGTTAAAGTAAGCTCAATACGGTCAATAGCCTTGCCCTTTGTTCCTGCGTAGCCGTCCTGCTTACTGTCTTTTTCGTCATCGTGCTGCCAATCGTAATAGTCTTCATTAACTGCAGAAACTCTGTATGTAGCCTTATAGTAGCTGCCGTGTGCGGACTTAACATCAGCAGGAGTTGTATAATAAATCTGTACAGCATCAATATCCATTCCGAGAATACCGGCATAGCCGTTTACATCATCATTAAGATTAAAACCTGTAACCCAGCTAAGCCTGTTACCGCCTTTAATATGCACTCTGTACTTAATCTTACCTTTTGTTACTTTGATTGCAAGACCGCTGATTGCCTCGCTGGCAATGCCTGCGAAGTCTGATAAACCTTTTACAGTTGGTAACCACTTACCGCATGCAAATACGCAATATTCAATCGTAGGTTTATCATCTTTTTCAACTTTTGATTCCTCTTTGTTTTCAGAGTTACTCTCAAGTTTATTTAAAAATTGTTCCTTCCACAGCTTGTCCTTTGCTGATGAACCGCACCAAAAGACCGGGCAGATTTTACCGTTAGCATCATAATGGTGAATTACTTTGTCTTTTTTGATGTTATACTTTTTCATAAGTCGTTGAGCAAGTAAGATTACATTTTCAAGTGTCTTGCCTGTGCATTCTGTTGTTGAACCTGCTATTTCAATTCCGATTGAACGGCAATTAATATCCCAGTCGCCTGCATGCCAAGCAATATTTTTGTCAGCGACAGATCGTACAACAGTTGTATCATCGACAAAATAATGTGCAGATGTTTCAACTACATTATTCTTAAAGTAGTTACCGTTGTTTTCTGCTGTGTCGCCGTTGTTGCCGGTGTAATGAATAACAAGTGTATCAATTTCCGAAGATTTTCTGTTGCTCTCTGTAAAATTACCTTTATTGCACCATATTTCTTTAAATTTATACGACATATTTATACCTCCCATACTGCCATAATAGCATTATAATATTCTTCAGAAAGCTGTTCTTTTAAGATTGACTTATCCTCATCACAGTTTTTGTAAGCGTTGCGAACATTACCGCCGACCTGCATTTCTGTGCCGTCGATAACAACAAACTTCTGTCTTAATACGCTTACACTGTCCTTTGTAAGCCTATCGAGTGTGATTTTTTCTTTAAGTTCCATAGAATTACCTCCTACTGTCTGATATATGTAATTGTAAAATTGATTTTCTCGTCCTCTGTAAATTTATCCGTTAACGAGCTGATGTAAAGCCATGAGCCGTCAAGACGGATATTTCTCAGCTTATTTGTAGTTGAGTACACAGCAATACTCGAAAATCGACTTTCGTTTTTTGCCAGGAAAGGCAAGCCTGCCATCTGAATATACGATTTATCCGCAACAAGTTTTGTAATATTTACCGACACCGTAACCACCTTGCCGTTTTTCACATAGTTAAAAACGCCCTCGTTGCCGTCATAAATCGCCTGTCCGGGTGTAAGACTGCCCGTACCGCTCTCAATATTTGAGCTATCATATTTTGCCGCAAGCGACTTGTCTGTCGCTGCTTTGTTGTCTGTTACGGTCTGACTCAGAGTACTGATTGACTCATCAGCTGAGGACTTATTGTCTGCAATCTGCTTGCTTAGCTGAGCGACTGCATTGTCTACACTGTCCTTATCCGCTTTAAGATTAATCTTCATTGTCACTGTTTCGTCAATGTCTGTTATTTCATCTTCAAGCTCTGTTTTATCTGCCTTTGCAGATAAGGCTGTGTTAATCGCAATTATTCTCTCGTTTAGCGTGTTGATGTTGTCACCCGCAAGCGCTATGTCTATGCTGTTGTTGTAGATACCGTCGTCCATACGATTTAAGTTTGTTGCGTTCAGCGCCGGAACAGCTCCGTCAACCCAATTAATTTTGCTGTAACTCATTTATCTCATCCTTTCCTAAATATTCTGTACCTTCTGCCGTCAGCCTTACTCTCATACCGTTAGTGCCTTTCAGCGTTCGTTCAAGTATAAAACTGTCGACCGTTTCCGTGTCCGTAAAGCCTGTTTTTATGCTCACCTTGTCGCCACATTCGAGCCACCACCTACCGTAAACATCAGCTTTAAAAGGCCTGTAAGCATACAAATTGTAAAAGATGTAGTTGTTACCTTTATTATCGTTAAAACTTGTAACAATACCTGCAATGTCTGTACAGCAAGCAGTAATTATGTTGTCCGATATATACCAACTTTGTTTTTCTTCTTCTGTATGACCGTACGAAAAATAGCTGTCCTTGTTGTACTTAAACTTAATAAGATTAATACTGCGTGTTATGTATTCCTCAAAGTCGAGGTTGCTGTAGTTGTCAACGACCTCGGTTTTAGGATTTAAAATTTGAATAAACTTTATCTTGCCCTCTCCGCTCATAATTGCAAAACAAGCGTTAAGTTCGCAGTACGCACTCAACAAGTCCGCTATCGTGGTTTTGTCATTGAAAACCGATTTTACAAGATCCAATTTCAGTGACAGCTCATTGCTGTCATTAAAGCCTGTAAATTCGTTTTCGTAATCATAATCTTTTAAAAAGTTGCTGCAGAGATATACTCTCAAATCATATAAACTTATTTTTGGCGAATAAATCGCAAGGCTTGTAAAGTAGTTGTAAGCGTATTTTTGCGAAGCGAGGTATAAATCGTCATATGCGATAATTTCCTTTACCGCCCTGTTTTTCTGTCTTGATGAGCTGTTGACAGTACCGCAGAATAGCGACATCTCAATAACTCCAGACTGATAACCGCAATATAAATCTGCACTCGGCAATACTGTATCGGAGGGAAATAAAAGCCCCTTGCTGTATGACTGTTTCATTATAACTTTAATGCGTTTGCCGTTAAGCTCTGTATCAACATTTATCACTCTTACAGTAAGCTGACCTGCAATACAGCCGCCGAGTTTAAACTCCTTGCCGTCACTGATTGCCTGCGTAAGTTCAAGACTTTCAGATACAATATTCTTGCCCGTGATGTTGGGAATATCGTCGTCAGGAAAGCTGATAATTATTTCCCTTTGCAAGCTGTCGTTCAACAGTTGCTTTTTGACCTCATCTGTTAAATTTATCATACCGCACCCCCTTAATACTCAATAAGTTCAATGCTTATCGGGTTGTAGCGGATGTCTGTCTTGCTTGCGTCCATAACCGAAAACTCAATATCGGGAATATAGAAATATCCGCTGTCATATGAGTTTGTTTCATCGTTCCAGTAGGTAACATAACATTTGCGTTGTACTGTGTTCACGATTCCAGAATTAATAATATTCTGCATATTGATTTTCTCGTTCAAGTGCAGAATGTGGGTAGAAAAAGTAATGCTTGTCTTACCTGTCGGCAGTGTTGAACGCTGTAAACTGCCGTTATCGTCACGCTCGGCATCATTGTCCATACGCTGATCAGGTGTTGACGAATATTCAGCAAAATAGTTATTAGGAAATTCGGTATTTCCGAATTTTAGTAAATAACCTTTATAATTTGACATCCTGCACCTCCTTTACGCAAATGCCGATTTGCCGTTATGGCGGTTTTTATAAAGTTCGTTTTGCTTTACGATTTCGTTAAAAATATCATTGCCGTTAATTTCAGCGACAAACTGATAGTAGTTACCGCCGTTGTTTCTGAATATTACGAACATCTCATACAGCTTTTTAAGATACGACAGAATTTCGCCGAGAATTACCGTATCCTCGCCGTTAGAAGTATTAATCATACCTTGTAGCTTGCTAAGCGGCGCAATAACTTCCGGATTGCCCGAATTAGCTCCTGCGTTATCTCCGACTACCGCAAGTGTCGGTGCTTTGACAAGTCCGCCTGTTGCAAGATGTGGAATAAGAACAGGTTCGTTAGGCATTGACCAACCCCATTCCTGCCCGAAAATCGAACCGATTGCGTCAGCTATACCGCCGATAGTATTAACGATAGCGGCTACAACCGTATATATACCTGTCAGCAATAGGTTTATACCGTCAATTATCAGATTAACAAAGCCTTTGATAATGCCCCATATGCCGTCCCATATACCGCCGAAAAAGTCTTTGATACCGTTCCAAGCCTTTTCCCAGTTGCCCGAAAAAACACCTGTTATAAAGTCAATAAGACCGCCGAACGATTTTAAAATACCGCCCACAACATCGCCTATAACTCTGAATACTGTTTCAAAAATGCTTTGAATATTTCTCAGTACCGTATTAAATACAGGGCCTAATGTATCGCTTATGAAGTTCACAAGCGGGGAAAGCCAATTATTCCATATTGTTGCAATACAGTCGCAAACCTTGCCGAAAACAGTCCATAGCTGTTCAAAAATCGGTTTAAGGCAATCTGTCCATGCGGACTGAAATACTCCGACAATGAAATTCCACGCAGGCATAATCCAATCATTATAAACATTCATAAGCGTTGTGCCGATATTAAGGAACATATCGCACACATTCTGAAAAATCTCAGAACCGCCCTCGCCGTCCCACCAGCCAAGCAGGAAGTTACCGATGTCTGAAAATACGCCGCCCACGAAGTTCATAACATCTGCCATTTGAAGTTGAATATTGTCAAAAAATTCTCCGATAGTTGCACCGTCATTGTCAATCCATTTTACAAGTGATTCGGTAGCTAAACTAAAGCCCTCCGAGAAAATCGTTCCGACCGCACCGCCGAAATCTGTAAAACCGCTGAGCAGATTTGAAATTGCGTCCTCCATTTGTGGGCGAACTCTGTCAACGCTCTGCCCGATGACATCAAAACCCTTTTCAAAGAATGTCGATAAATTATCGTAGCCTTTGCTGAAATTGTCGCCAATGGTTGTAATAAAACCGTTGATTTTATTCTTGTCCCTATCAAGCCATTTTGCAACACCGCCCGTCAGTGTTTGCAGCCGTTTACCGCTAACCTGTACCACTCCGCCGACAAATGAACCTACCGCACCGAATGCAGATTTACCGACCTTTTGCACCTGTTTAAGATAATTTTGAGCTACCGGAACAGAATTTTTGAATATCGACTCACAATTTTTGCCGATAGCCGACCAATCAACCTTATTAATGCCCTTTTGAACATTATCCACAAAACCTTTAAATCCGCTCTTTTCGTACAGATTTTTAAAAGCACCCGAAACGCCGCTGTTTGTATCTTTAACAACAGCATTTGCAACAGAAGTTCCGCTGCTGCTTGCTGTATCACTTGCGGAAGCATCTGAACCGCCGCTATCGGATTTAGTGAGAACATTCAGCTTGTCAAAACCTGCAACGCTGTTCTTTGCTTTTTCTGCACTATCCGCAACACTTTCTAATGAGTTTGAACCGCTTTCTGCCTCATCGGTCAAATTTTCTGCCGAGCTTGCAGCGGCTGAAATGCTGTTTGCTGTATCATCTCCGTCCCAGTTGAACAGCTTTGAAAGCGCATTTATCGCCCCTTTGGCGTACTCTGTAAGTTTTGCGATAGCCGAAGAAAGCTTTTGCACAATATTCGTTGCTACTTGCAAAATTGGCTTGCCTATAACCGCAAGGAGCTGATTCCAGCTCTCTTTTAAGTTGCCTGTTACATTTTCCCAACCGTCTGATTCTCTGCTTGCTTGTCCGATAGCACCCGAAAGTTTATTTGCGTCTTTTACCATTTCAAGTAAAGTAAGCTGTTTCTGTGATTCTGAAAGTTCCGTAAACGATTTACCGTACAACTTGTTGGCCGCTGCGTTTCTTGTAGTTTCTGTACAAGACAGACCTAGTGCGGCGTCGTTTTCAAAGTTGCCTTTGAGAAAAGATTTAAGGCTTTCTGCGGTGTCCTCGAGTGAACGGTCATAATATGCAGCACTGTCGGCTGTTACCTGTAAAGCTTCTTGCATCATATTCAATGCATTGGCACTGTCCATACCTGTGGTTTTTGCAAAAGCATAAATACTCGTTCCCACACCCTGCAATCGGGTTTCGAGAATACCACTTTCCTTTGCAACACTCTGAATTGCACTTTTTGCTTGTGATTTCATTGAACCGAAAGTCTGCTCAAACTGAGAATTTGCCGCATTGACCTGTGCCGCCGATTCAATGCACTGCTGGCCAAACTGCTTAATCGCCGCTACCGAAAACGCAGCAACAATGGCAGAGCCGAGCTTTTTAAGTGAGCTTTTCATATTATTGCTTACGCTGTTTGCCTGCTCCTGCACTGCATTAAGCGATTTAGAAAAGCCTTGCCTGTTCAGTACAAGATTTAAGCCGATTTCGCCCACGGTTGTGTTATCCAATATGTTTCACATCCTTTCTGCATAAAAATAAGGGCGTTGCAAAAATGCTACACCCTGTGGTATAAAAACAGCGCACACCCGAAGATGTACGCTGTAATTAGCTTATTTAGTTGTTATGCTACATTCTTAAACATAATACGGATTAGATTTACCGAGCAAAGCAATAATGTCTATAATTACACCAACGATAAATAAACCTCCGGTGAAAAGATAAAGAATACCCATTCCGATTTTGCCTTCATAAAATTTATGAGCGCCGAGATACCCAAGAAAAATGCATAAAATTAATGCTACCCATTTGCTTTTAGGTTTTCCTTGCATTCCACCATTTGCGACCGCTGTCGCAGAGGCTGCACTTGTGTTATTATTAGTGTTATTAATAACAATAGGTTGTGTACCTTGTGTATTTGTAATTTGCTCAACTTGACATCCACACAGTGGGCAGATAACAGCCTCTTTCGCAATTTTTCCACCACAATGTTTACAAAACTTTGTGTTTTCTTGTGTCTGCACAGTATTTTGATTCTCCATTTGTATCTCTCCTTTTATAATAAAATGTTACTTTATTTCACATTTTCTTTATATTACCAAAAATATACATAAAAGTCAAGATTTTTATAAAAATAAACAAAATTGTATGCAATGTTTACATATTAGCAAATAGCATTTCAAAGTCATGCAAGGCTGTGTTTATGTCAGCCTGCGTGCGTTTATTTGCTGTGCGTGAACGCCACTTGTTGCGTATTTTATGTTGAGATGATGTAAAGTTCTTCAAAACATTTTCATCGTTCTCAAGGCGAATTTGAGCCGTTCTTGCAAGAGGCGTGTCAGTTCCCAAGCCACACAGCAGGGAGCTGAACTCCGCCCAAGTCATCTTTTTAAAATCTTCGGAGTAAATGCTCACCCCGTACTCTGACTTAAAACTCGATACGATTAAATCGAAATCATCTATTAAGTCGTAGCCGGGGTCTGAATTTCCCCCTCGCTGTCATTGTCGGCGATAAGATCCGTTGCCGTTCTGATGAGCGTTGAGAGGTCGGCAAACGAGAGATGAAGTTTTGCAATCTTTTCTCTGTTCTCCTCATCAAAGAGAAGCTCAAGAGCCGATAAGATGTCAGATGGTTTTACGCCGTCCTCACTGTCAAAAAGCGCAACCGTCTTAATGAAAGAAATTGCGTCATTGTTGACCTCAATTTCTGTGCCTTTGATAACAAGTTTTGGCTTTTCGTCAAAATTAAGCTTGTTTGTAATATCAATGATTTTTGACATTCTTTATACCTCCTTAGGCTGCAGGTGTGTATTCGGGCTTGCCGTTTGACATAACCTCAAATTCAAGAGGTGCAACGCCTGTGCTTGCGCCTGCGCCGTTTGCTGTTACAGAGATAACCGCATTCTTGAAGAGTACGCTTGCACCGTTCGGGAAAGTCCACTTAAACGGAAGCTGTGCGGCTGTGCCGTTCTTAAACGCAAGCTCTGCGATTTCATCGTTGCCTGCGTCACCGATTGTACGCTTGCCCTTTACAGAGATTGTAACGCTCTTGGCTGTCATAAGTCTTGACTTCCAACCCTCGTTCTCAAATGCTGTCCATTCCTCAACGCCGTTATCAAATGCCACCGAGAACTCATCGCAATTTGCAATTGGAGTTGTGACTGTGTCTGTGCCCGATTTACCGATTGCAAACTGATTTTCGTAGCAAGGATAAACTCCGCTTGTTGCTGCCATAATATCATTTCCTTTCATAGTAAAATTTAACTTCAATGACCTGCTCATATATGCCCTTGTCATCTGTACCCACATCAATAGGCTCAGGGGTGAGCAGCTCGATTATATAAATTGTGTGTTCGTTGATTTTAACATTCTTAATGCTGTATAGTGTTTCAAACAGCTTGCGTGCCGCTTGCTCCGTTTCCTTTGCGTTGTTGTTCCAATGCAAGAGTAAAGACACGCTGATTGTGTTGTATGTACTCTCGTCACCAATCGCCCTTGCAGGAGCGCCCGACTGCTTGAGAGAGTACACGCCGATTGACTTATCCTGTTTGTTGTCGAGTTTACCGATGTAGTAATGCTCTGCTTTAAAGACAGTCTTTAAAAAGTCCCTTATGTCAGATAAATAAATCAAAGTCCTGCCTCCTGCTTGTAAAATCGTGCAAATGCTTTTTGACAAAAGTTTTGCCTTGTGCCACCCTTGAGCCAAGGAATGAGCCACTTACCGCCTGCCGCTATGTTTTCATCTCTACTGAAATTATATTCAGGGTGGAAATACAGCCGTCTTGCGTACGGCGTACTTGATACGATTTTTGTTTCCCCATTCGCAAGGTTTGAGTAGTCGGCAAATGTGCTTTCGTTCTGCAAATTACCTGTATCAAACGGCATTACTTGCGTGTTTTTAATCTGCGTAAGCAATGCGTCTGTGGTATTGCGCAATGCCGTCTGCTGTGCTTTATCAAGCTGCTTTAATAAAGGCAAATTCAGCTTGATTTTTGATGTTACAGAAAAGCTCACTAAATCACATCCAATTCCGTATAATTCACTGTACCGTCAGGGTTGCGGTGTTTAATGCCTTGTACGATGTTACGCTTTACTCCGTCAAGCACTACAAAGCCTGCGCTCAAAGTCGGGATGTCGGGAGCAATGTCACCGTCAAAAAGCAGCACTGCAGACACCTGCACGATTTTCTGTTCTTTTGTGTATATGGTCTTTGCCTTTGACTGCATATTGCAATGAGCATTACCCGCAAACAAATTAGTGTTCGGCAATAAGGTGTCTGACGGGTATATTTCTCCGCAGAGGAAAGCAACAACAGGAGAGCCGTCCTCGGTTATTCCCTCACCGTAGATTGTGACCTCGGCAGGAGTTTTACAGAACTGCTTTTTTACAAGTGACGGAAATTTCAAAAAATATCACCTCATATTGCAGGATAACAAAGTCCTGTTGATTTAAGCAGAGAGTAGAGGTCCGCAGGAATTGCCACGCCGCTTATGCACATCAAATTCCAACTTGCGCCAAACTCCATACCCACACCGTTGATGTTGTAATTTTTCAGATAGGAAGAAATCATATCGGCATTTTCTTCTTCAAAAGCAGTAAGTCTGCTATGCACTCTGCCGATGATTCTCTTCTGCATTTCCGAAAGTTTTTCAAAATCAATGCGGTTAAAGGTCAGAATGTCGATGTGAGCGGCGGAGATAATGCTTTTTTCATCTCCGCCCTGCTGTTCAATGTAATCCGCAAACATAGATTTATTCCTTTGTGTCTGATTTGATATTCTCTTTAAGCTTTTTGTTTTCGGCTTTGAGCTTTGAATTTTCTTTCTTCAAAGTATTGTAATCATCAACAGAAATTTTCTTGCCTAAGCCGTATTCTTTGATTTCACCATTGTCGTCCTGAATATCATAACCACGAGATACATAAGTCTTAGCTTCCTCATCTGTATTGACTGTATATGACTTATTGTCTTTAATTGCTTTCATTTTTGCTCACCTCGCTTTAAGCCTCTGCGTGAATGATTACGCCCTGCTTCATAAGTTCATCAATGGCAAAAGTACCATTGACTTTTCTGTTCTGATATATATAATTATCAGCTGTTCGGCTGTCAGAACGCGGAGTATAGACATTGATATATGAATACTTAACTCTTGATACCTGTGCTTCCGGGTCAATAAGAATATAGTCAATCTGCTTAGCTGAACTGTCAGCAACACAACCGTTTGTAAAATCAAACAAAGACTTCATTCTTGAGCTTGGCACTTCTACAATCTTATCAATATCATCAACGGAACGAACACGGCGGTCAATGCCCTTTGCGGAACTGATTTCAAGTGTTCTCTGAATACCCTCTGCATTCTTCAAAAGCTTTTTGTACTGTGGTGTCGCATAAAGAATAACCCTGTCGAGCGGTACACCGGCTTCGGCAAAAGCCTCAAGGTTATCGTCAAAATCTGCAAGCACATTCGCCGCAGTTAATGCAGTAGTTTTTACTGTTGCACCAACTCGCTTAGCTTCTGTATAAATCTTGCTGTAAGTATAACAGTCGAGTTCAGGTATAGCCTGTGTTTTTTCAAAGCGTGTCTGAATATTTGCGATAGTTACTACCATATTTGTTTCGTCAACATCGATAGGGTCGATAGCAAACTCAATATCTCTGTCGTGGTCAAGGGTTTTGGTTTCGTAACCGTTTGAATATGTACCCGAATTAAAACCGCCTGCACCTCGTGTATGGTCTTTATAACCGCTGACCGAGAGTTTCGGGATTTTAATATCCTTACCGTTGATAATCTGAATGTCAGAGTTTGAGTGGTAAAGGTCATCACAAGTAAGGGCTTGACCGTACAATTCTCTTAAAACATTACTGAAAATAGTTGCGTATTCTAATACTGCCATAATTATTTACCTCTTTTCTTACTTTTTCGATTTGATGCCGAAAATTCCTCTTAAGGCATCTTCTGTTAAATTTTTGTTGCCGTTGCCGTCACCGCCGATTTTCTGAACACTGCCAGCGTTTTCGCTTGCTTTTGCTTTGAGTGCAGGAATATCGTCAAGCACTTTCTTAACCGCCTCGGTAAGCTTTTCTGTACTGATTTTGCCGTCTGTTATAACGGCCGAAAAGTCCGCCATTTTAAGCACATACGGCACGCTTGTTACGTCAACGCCCTGTTTTACAGCTTCGAGGGTTGCCGACTGATTGACTTCTGCCGTGAGCTTTGCGTTGTTTGCGGATTCAACTTCCGACTGCATTTTCGCAATGTCGGGTGTGTTCTTGGCTTTCTGCTCCTTAAAAGCACCGATTGCCTGTTTCATCTCATCTGCTGACAATCCCTGTTCTTTGAAATACGACTTTAAAACCGTGTCCTCTGTCACACTCTGTTTGCCGTTAATAAGACTTGCAAGCTTGTCATAGTCAAATGTAGGTGCAGGGTTGCCCTGCGGTGTCGGCTGTGGTTCGTTTGGGTTAGGTGTTGGGTTATTTTCTGCCATATTTTATCAATCCTTTCAGTTTTTCGGGTGTCTCCCGTAATCAGTTTATAGAGTGTCTCTCTGTTTCAGTTTTTCTCGGTGTCTCCCGTAGTTTAGCGTCTTCGGACAATAAAAAAGCACCTGTGCAGTCACTCACAAGTGCGTTTTAAGCTGTTTTTGTTGTCTTTCTTTTCGGCTTTTCCGTCGCGTTTGGCTTATTTTCCGTAGCGTTGGACTTAACCTCTGTCGCAAAACCACCGTCAATGAGTTCCTTTGCTCTCTGCTCGGAGCATTCAAAAACTTCATTTACAGGACGGGTTACATATCCGTTCTGCCTATCATTAAATGCCGTTACTACCTTTACTTTCATTTTATCACCACCTTTCGGGTATAAAAAAAGCACTCAATCCGATTGATTAAGTGCTAATCTCTGTATTAAATTCACGCATAACAAAACCGCCCACAAGGAGCGGTTAGTTAATAGTCGATTTGAAGCATATGCCTGCCTGTTTTTTTGAAATATTCTTCATCGGCTTTTTTAGCCTCTTTCTTAATTTCGTTTGGAGCGTCATCCTTAATGCTTCTATATCCGTTTTTTAAGGGCGTCATCCACTTGTAAAATTTTGCAAAAGTGTCAGTCATTTAATCAACTCCAATTATTATATTTACAACTTCCTTCGCTGTAGCTCTTGATTTCTTAGTCATACTCTCAGCAATACATTCGGAAATAAAATCATCTATGTTAGTCATGGAATATCTTGATACCGAATATTTTTTTATATCAATATCTATCGGTTCATTTAAACCATCCATTATTTTACTTATTTGCTCAAGTTTATCAGCCCACAATGGGTCATTTAATCTGTGTTCAAGCTGTATTGCATGACCTATTTCGTGTCTAAAAGTATGCAAAGAGTGAGCAGAAGACCATTCACCTGATTTTTTCATTTCTTGTGCCTTTTGTGCGTGCTTAGACAGTGCGTTTTTCTTGTTTGCAAATCTTAGCAAAAGTTCTCCTGAATTGTCATAAAATGCGCCGTAATCTGATGAAGTTTTGGAATTAAGCACTCCAACTCTTGAAATGGTTGTTATCTTGCCGAATTTGTCCTGCATTTTTTCAAATTCATCGGTAAAATTTTCTTGAACAGCTTGCGTAACACCCTTTTCAAATTCTATTATATCATTATTTTCGGAATTTTCAACACTTCTGTTTGTATTTTCTGTACTGCTGTCAGATTTTTCAATTTCTGTGTCAGTCAAAAACTTTTGCTCTTGAGTATCAGATATTTTATGAACAGAATTTTTGTTTTGCTCTTCAAGCCTATCCGCCCTATCGTGCCACTCGTCTGCTCTTGCTTTAGCAAACTTCTTGTTATCCTCGTCAAGGCTGTATTTTGCCCTGCGGTCAAAGCGTTCGGCTTGCTTTTCTGCGTGCTGCTGCTGTACTTCAAGTCCTCTTTGGCGGTCAAGCTCTGCAAGCTCGTCATCGGAGAGAGGTCCGCTCAAATCGTCAAGTTCAGGGTAGTGGGTGCTTGTGCTGTCCTTACAGCGAGGGTGGAAAAGTCCCTCCGCTATGGCGGTTGAAAGCAGCGGATAATCACCGTCCGATTTTTTGCCGTTTGAATACACATCATCAATAAACACCCTGCCTATATACTTTGCACAATCAGGGCAACCGCCCTGCCTTGCCGCTTTGCCTGCGGTAGAAATTCAGCCGTATAAACCAACGGCGGGGTAAAATAAAAGCACCTATGCAATCAAATGCAAGGGTGCTTAACGCAGTAAATACGACCCTAACGGTGTTCCGCAGATTATACAGCCTTTTACAGCTCATTATTTAAGACATACTCACGCAACGAACTTATTTTATGCTGGTTACGATGTACTTTATGTGCAACATCAGCTTGGCCACAGCAAGCCCGAAACAACGATGAACATATATACACATTTTGTTCAACAAAAGAAAAAGACTAATGTATCAAAACTTGATAGTTACCTTGCACAAAATGTAAGCTAAAAGTTTGTGTAATTTTTTTCGCAAAAATGCTCCGAGAAGCTTGATTTTTTCTCGGAGCATAATTTTTTGAGCCACCTCTTGAGCCACCTGTTTGCAATTTTTTATACCTTTTTACATAGTTTTTAAGTGGATAATATAAAACAACAAACCGCACTAAAGAGCCTGAAAATGGCTTAATAGTGCGGTTTTTCTATGGTCGAGGTGACAGGACTTGAACCTGCGGCATCTTGGTCCCAAACCAAGCACTCTACCAAACTGAGCTACACCTCGAAATTATTTAATTTTTGTCGCCTCAACAAGTCCTGTCTCTTATACACATCTCCGAGCCCACGAGACCGAGGCTGATCTC